CGCGGCATCCTTGACCGTGTGGTCGTCATTCTGAAGCTGGGAGAGCTTGGTCGGGATGCTGTTCTGAACATTCGCGATGCTCTGATTCAGCCCGGCGATAATCCCTTGCAACGTCTGTGTGTCCTCCACGCTGGCAAGGAAGGCAATGATCTCGTTGAACGATTCGATGGCACTCGATGCGTCACCCGAAACGAGCGTGTTGACTTGCTGCTGCAAGGCTGTCAGCGCGTTCCTGATTTCCGTGTCGTCGTAGCTTTCCCCGTCCTGTCCTTCGGCTACCACCCCCGTATCTTCTTCGCCTATTTTCCAATGCTTGGTTTCCGGATCGATCGAAGGAACCGGGGCATCGTTTCCCCGAAGGTTCGGGGTGTCGAACTTACCTTCAGCCGTCGTGATCGTCAGGATATAGGTCGTGGCATCATTCGTTTTAACCGTGACCTTCACCTCCTGCATGACGGCCGGCAGCTGGGCAAACGTATGAACGCCATCAGCCAGCTTCATGTTGAATTTACCGTTTTCCAAACGTTCAAATAACCAGACTGATGCAGGATAGACGGTTACGTTATCGGCCCATTCGGCGGTCGTCTGTTCGATCTGTTGATAAATAAATGCACCTTTCTTACTCATTGCTCAAATATCCTTGTTTTATCGTTCGTACTGATTCATTGTAATAATTGGCTCCTGTCAGATAAACATTACCGGGCAAGGCTGTACCGCTGCCGGATTCCTTCCACGAAGCTTTTCCCCCGGCAAGATCATAAAGCCGGTAGAACACATATTCTCCTTCTTCCGCTACACGTACTTCATCGCCGATACGAAAATTGATGGTTGTACCGTCGGTATTGACATAGCTCAATGTATTTTCGTCCGGGATAGCCTCTAACGTCGGGATCTCCGGTTTGTTCTTGATGTAGTTCTTATTGACAGGATCGATAACGTTCCAGTCGGGTTGCAGTCCACTGATGACTCCTTCGGCGGCTTCGGCTGCACGATTGGCGCGGTCGGCGGCTGTGTTGGCCTTGCCGGTTGCGACTATGGCATCTTCCTTTGCCGTATTAGCAGCCAAAGCTGCCGTATCCGCCAGTCCTGCCTTTTCATTGGCCAGAGTAGCGGCAGCTTTGGCTGTATTTGCCGCCTTGTCTGCATTTTCTTTTGCCGTGTTTGCGGCTAAAGCTGCATCCGTCGCCGATTTTGTAGCAGTCTCGGCAGAAGCTATGGTATCATCCGCACGCTCTACAGCCGCATCAGCATTTTCGGCGGCAGTTGTAGCCGAGGATGCTGCTTCATTCGCTTTATCCGTTGCGGTATTGGCATTTATTGTTGCCGTGTCAGCCTTTCCTGCGGCATCATTGGCCTTTCCTGCGGCTATATTGGCTTCAACAGTTGCTTTATCTGCTTCTTCCTTTGCCATATTGGCTGAAGCTGCGGCGGTATCGGCATTCTCGGCTGCGGTATTGGCTATACCGGCTTTTTCCTCCGCCAATGCAGCGGCAGCAACAGCCAATTTGGTCGCTGCATTAGCATCTCCGGCAGATTGAGTTGCTTGACCAGCTGCGGCATTTGCTAAAGCTGCGGCATCATTTGCAGCCTTGGTTGCCGCCTCTGCGCTCACTTTTGCGGTGTTTACATTCGATATAGCAGTATTAGCTTCCTCCTTAATTTGGGACATCTGTTCACGAACCTCTTTTGCCGCATCCGTTGCCGGCTTCATAAGTTCGGCCTTATCAGTCTCTGTCAGATCAGAAAAATGCAGTTTCAATTGATCCACTTCTGCTGGTGTCAGATCGGAAAACTTCATTTTCAATTCTTCACGGTCGAAAATATCCACGTATGCACTATCCGGCTCACCTTCGTATTTCATTTGAAGTGTACCGTTCAACTTTCGAAAAACCGGCTTCTCTCCTTTCGGCCCACGAATTTTCTCAATTTCCAACAGATTCTGCCAAGCACCATTAGCTCCTTGTTTCCAAAGGATGTATTTATCGTTTATCCCTAAAAACGCACTAAGGCCGGGATCGCCCTGTTTACCTTTCATTGCAGAGGGCAAAGCACGCTTAGGTCTCCCACCCTGAATGATCAGGATCATATCATTATCGGTTATTGTTCCGGCTGCCGGAAGCAAATTAGCCCTGATTATTTCAAATTCTTCTGCCATATCAATTGAAAACTATTATTCTACCTTGCTCGTCTGCCAATAACCCCAAATCCGGATCCTTCAGCACACGGTAACGAACATCACCGCCAGCATCTATCCAACTCACTACGGGAACAACAACAGAAATAGTGAATCTTGCTCCTATCCGGTTCTCCTGCCAGACTTCCACAGAAAAGGACGGGCAATCAGTATAGTACACCTGAATGATACCATCCAACGTCTTAATATATAATTCCTGATTTCCTACACCGGATATCTGGCTAAAGAATGCCCGATAGTTATTCAGAAACTCTTCCACACTGCCGGCCAACATCCAAAGGGACAGTTTTATTTCCCTATGCTGGGTTTTGATTGTCGAAAGGTCTACCGTACGGCCATCGGTGAACGGCGCCTTAACCGCAGGATATTTCAAGATGTCCTCCTGGTTATCGTCCGATCCTATACCGAAGTCTGCAAAGTCTATCCCATTAATCGCATACTGCCCGCGAAGCCCGATACCGCCGGCCGGAGTTGCCGGATAAATGGCATGATTGTCCTCGACAAAAGAAAGTTCAAACACAGATACGTTCTCCCCTGCATTAAATGGCACAGGCTGTTCGTGAGAAGAGCAGACATTGAAGCGTAAGCGGTTGGTCATACCGGCAATAAGATTGAATTCCCGATAGCCCGGTGCGGACAGATCAGCAACAAACTTTCTATACCCAGACCAGAACTGCTCAAGCGTTTCTGCCTTCATGAGGAATTTCAACTTGACGGTCTTAGGTTCGAACTCCACAACCGACAGATCGGGATCGATCCCGTCGGCTTCCGCCCAGTTGTTATATTTGACTGCCTTACGTTTGGGGTATTTCAGAAGATCATCAAAAGAACCTTCCAATAATTTACATCCCCATTCAGTATATACGTCTTTTCCATCTATTGTCATAATACACGTGCTGTATGGTCTTTATGAGTTATTACCTTACCGCCAGCGTTCTTTACGAACACCACGGCATAGTTACTCGCATGGATCTCGGCTTCCGCCCCGTGCATCAGGATCACGTTGTAGCGGCCGATCGTATCAAAATGAAGGATTGCCTTGGAACCGGCCAGGAATACCTTCACCGGATTCGTCAGTTTCACGTCCGTATCGATATAGATTCTCATGCTTTCGGCCTTCTTGCCCCGGAACTCCCGTAATTGTTCCATAGACGGGAAATTATTCTTCGTGCAGAACTCCGTACCCTGCGGTGTCAGCAGAAGGCGCATAAGCTCTTCTTTGTTTTCCGTGCCATGCAACAACCGGCAGGCACCTAACCGGTTTGCTATCTCAAAAAACTCTTTATCCATAATGCTACATTTTTACTTTTACGTTAATAGTACCTTCCAAGGCATCAACCGTGCCTCTGGTGTTCTCCGATATCTTACCGGCAACCTCTTTGATCTCTCTCGTATTCTCGGCGATCCGATCGGTATTCTTTTCCACTTTATCTGATAGTTCGCGGATGGCCTTCACATCTTCCCAACCTCTGGATTGCATATCATAGATCAGCCTCATTTGTTCACGGATCGGTTGCATACCGCCACGGATATCTTCCAGCAGGATACGGACGGCCCCGGTCTGACCGGCCAATAGGTCGATGCTTTCCTGGGAAGCTTTGGCATACGCGCCTTTCAGGGTATTTTCGGATATATCTTCTTCTTTCTCCGGCTCTTCCACCTTATCTTTCATCAGGCTATCAGCCCAACCGAACTGCCTGTCAATCTCTTTTTGCAGTTCTTCCGCCATATTATAGATATAATCCTGTTCCCAGCCGGAAAGGACATTGTCGGCATAGAACTCCTTCAGCTTGTCACGAATCTTCTCCATTGCACCGGAAGATTCCGTTGCAGCCTTGATGGATTCTGTGACCATCTGGCGCATCATTTTTTTGACGGTATCTTTCGCTGATTCTGCCCGGTCCTCACCGGAAGCCCACGCTTCGGCTTGTGCGTTAGCGAAGTTGTCAATGGCGGATTTCAGGTCTTCACCGAAGATGGCATCTTTGGCCTTCTCCTTGTTTTCTGCTATAACGTCGTTGATTTCCTCGATTTGTTCCTGCCACTCCTTGATACGGCTGTCATCAGTTTTTTTCTTGTCCTGTTCCTCTCTGATCTGTTGCTGGATAAGGATCTTCTGTTGCTCCAGCAGCTTGTTGTTCTGCTCAATCATTTTGGAAGCATCCTTTGAATAGGCCTTCTCGATTGACTTTTCCAACTTACCGTAAGATTTATCCAATGTATCAATTTGATCCTGCAACCGCTGGATACGTTTCTCGTTCTTCTTGTCATGGATTTTGGCGATGGCACCGGCCAAAGATGTAACGACACCAATGGCAGCACCGGCAGACGCACCGAGTGGACCGAACATGGAACCGGCTTTCGCACCGTTCATTGCAGAACTTACAGTGTCCATAGCCACACTGAAACCTTCAGCTATCCCACCGAATACACCACCAAACGAATCTCCGAGCTTCGAAAACGTGTCAGAGAGGAACTGCCCGGTCTGCATAATTTCACTCATGCCCTCTTCTATTTCTGCCAAACCTTCTTTTAACTTCCTGGCATCACTTTCAGAGGTAAAGACTTTTTTTAGGCCATTTGAAACTTTATTAAAAGAGGTTTCCATTTGGTCGGCTTCACGGCGGACATTGGCTATTTCATCCTTGATGGCCTTCAACTGATCCGGTGATTTGCGAAGCACATCAAACTGTTCTTTGGTAATACCGAATGAATTATCAGAGGAATATTCCCCTCTTTCAAGAAAAGACAAGAATTTTTCCGCTTCATCCGCAATGGCACGAATAGAGGTGATATTCTTTTTACTCATATCATCAAACAACCGGGTGATGATGGAGGTGCTCTTTTGGGCTTCATTATCCACGTCCGCCAGCTCTTTCTTCATACCTTCTGCAAGGGAAAGCCGTTCACCTTCCGTTGTGGCCTTTGCTATCTTCTCATTATAAAGCTCCGTGATAGCCTGACGCTTTTCCAAATATGAACCATATTCTTTCAAGTATTCGTTCATGGCGCGTTCTTCTGCTTCAATCTGCTCATGGATAACATCAGATGTCGCATTTCCTAATTTGGCCCCAGCATTGACTTTTGCCATTCGGATCTCAATCGTCTGCTCTTTAGTCAACTTTCCGCCTTGTGCCTCTCTCCATTCTTTTTCTCTTGCACGGATAGTATCCAACTCTCTGTCATAATCAAGATTCAACTGGGCGATCTTCTTGTCGGAACCTTCTTTCATCAGGTCAATTTCGGATTGCTGGTTTTGACGACGAAGGGATAAGAGTTCCTTTTGAAGTTTTTTCTGTTTCTCAAGTTCTTTCTGATCTACAGGTTTTGCAAACTTCGTCTCTTCTTGTTCTGATTGGCTATTTACCAAAGCCTCTGCTTTTGTACGATCTTTTAATCCTTGTACAACGATCTCTACTGCTTTCTCATGTTCTATCTTTAGCTGCTCATTCCGTTTTCGCAACCGACGTAATTCAAGTGCTTCCGGGAAGCTAGTGTCAATCCAACTTTTTTTATCTAATTGAGAAATCCGTTTACTATTTTTAGCCATCTCTTCTTCAATGGAATTCACAGTGGCACGTTGTTGTGCCATAGTACGATCATCTATCGACTTGGACAACATCTTGTTGACTTCAACCATATCCATTAAAAGGAATTTCTGTAGAGAAAGATTCTTCAATTCATTCGGATAAAGCTCTTGTAACTTTTTATAAGCTTCAACCTTTTGCAAAGTGGACTTATTTTCATCTTGCAACATACCCAACATTTCTTCCGTCTGACTTCTCATTCCGTCAGACCATTCTCTCATTTCTGCGACTCTCTTATTATGAGCAGCCAATGCCTTTTCCGAAGCTGTAGCCTGTGTCGCAAGTTTGAATATTGCATATCCCAATGCGGTAACACTTGCCACAGCTAATACATATGGATTTGCAAGAGCTGCCTTTCCTGCCGCCAACATAGCAACAGCCTGTTTTCTTAAAGCACCGGTAAGTAATGCTGTAGCTGTCGTATGTTGAATTGTCGCTAATCGGCTTAGAGCAGATGATTTTACATACGAATGTTGAGCTACCTGAACTAATAGAATAGCTGTTTTATATGAAAGAAAAGCTCCAGCTGCATTTTTTACCAACGATTCAAGGTTTGATATTGTACCTTCTATATCGTTATTCTCAAATGCTTCATTAAAAGCCTTGGCAATATCGGAGACTTCTTTCAGAATCTTCTCTCCCAAAGGACGCAAATAGGCCTGTACATTATTAGCCAACAATGTAAGCTGATTGTCTGCAGCATCTTTCATCTTCTCAAACGCGGCTTCCGTAGCTCCTAAAGAGTTCTGTAACTCTCCGAGATCACTCGCTGCCGACTTAGCATTCTTTCCGGTCAAAGCCAATGTTGCAGCCAATCCTTCATCCGTACCGAGCATTTCCTTCATCTTAGAAGCAGAACCGCCAGCCTTCTCGTTAATCAACTGCAATGCTTCCTGGAAAGTACGCCCTTGAAAAGCGGCATCCCCAAGTTCTCCGGCAGTACCCTGGATAGCAGCCCGGATTTGGGTCATTGCCTGCGCTGTCGGCGTACCCTGTTTGGTCAATGAAGCGACTGCACCCAACACCTGATCAATACTGATCCCGTATGCGGCCGCAATAGGCGCAACCTGGGCTATGGAGGCTCCTAATTCGCCAAATGTAGTCTTACCCAATCGGACAGTTGTAAAAAGCTGATCCGAGACTGTACCAGCCTCCTCTGCTGACATCTTATAAGCATTCAGGATCGTTGTAACAGCATCGGCTGCCGTCTCGGTTTCTGTAAGCCCTCCCACGGCTGCTTTAGCCGAAACTTCTAGAATCTTCATACCATCTGCCCCATCATGACCGGCAGAAACAATACTATAGAGTGCTTTGGCGGCCTCCGGAGCCTTAATCGGTATCTCTTGGGTTATGGACATAACCTGATTCATAAAACCGGTCATATCATCCGTCACCTGTGTGGAAATGGTCGCCACTTCCAGCATGTTCTTCCGGAACTCTTTTTCAAAGTCGTATGAGCTTTTTGCAGCTTGTGCAAAAGCAGTTGCCGCACTGATACCGATACCACTGAATATATCAAAAGAGGTCACCTCGCTTGCCAGAGTCTTGATAATTCCCATAGCCTCGCGTTTCCCCTCGTAAAAGCCAGAGTTATCAAATCCTGTCGCAACATATAGCGCTCCCTCCCTATTTCTAATTCCCATAATGCGTTTATGGTAAAATATAAACTAAAAGCATTTGTATTCAGGAATCTTTTGTATATTTGCTGTATGAGTCCAACGGTTTTTTATAAAAATGGAATGCGTTTCTTTTTCTTCTCTTTAGAAGAAAACAGAATGCATATACATATCAGACAGGCAGAAAAAAAGGCTAAAATTTGGATAGAACCTTCTATTTCTTTGGCTGAGAATAAAGGTTTTTCTTCAACTGAAATTTCAAACATACTAAAGGAGGTACAAAAACATGAGCGTATTATTAGAGAAAAATGGAACAACCACCGCGGAAGTAACAATGATTAATGCACGCGGTATCCTCCTTTTCGTAGGAGGAAAGGAATATTATCTATCGTATGACAGATATCCTTGGTTTAGAAATGCAAAAGTCTCGGATGTATTGGATGTAACCATGCCGGATGAAGAATCGTTGCGTTGGGATGCAATCGATGTAGATCTTGAGATCGATAGCATAATTCATCCGGAACGTTACCCGATATCTTTTTAACGAACAAAGCCCTGCTAACTTCACAGTCCGCAGGGCTTTCTTACTACCAAACAAATCAAAATTTATCACTATGACAAAACCTTTTCTCTACTTTCAATATAATATATAGTTATGCAGATAAAACTTTCTTTATCCGTTTCACATGGCCTGTATCGAAGTCAACCATTTCAACCCATTCTCCATCTTCCTCTTTAATTGACGTATCTTCCGAATGAAAATCTTTGACCCTTCGATTCATCAAATAACCACGTTCACGAAGCATGCCGACCAACAAAACAAAGCTGCTATCCAATATTTGTTCATGAGAATAGCCGAAAGCCTCGTTGCAGGTCACTAAGAACATGAAGCTGCTTTGAGGGCCTTCTTCTTCCATGTCTCGCTGTTTTTCTGAAGGGCTATTATCTCCACTTCGCTTAACGGGCTCACAGCTTCCAGCGCTATGATAGTACGAGAAAAAGGGTTACAGCCTATCCGGTACAAGACGGCATTCAGAAGGATATAGATATCCTCCCATGTACAGTTGTCTTTCAGAACTTCCCGGAACCAGGCCGGCATATCACCTTTCTTATTATGAATGCCAAGGCATACGATTTCAAAAATAAGTTCGTCATATTTGGCTATCAGTTCGGCGACTTGATTGGAAAATCCTTTATTCTTATCAGCAATCAAAACCTCTCTATCCTCTTTATCGATATAAAGCAAAAGAGGCTTTATTCGAAACCAGGTGCGGACAGTGATCGGGGTTATGGCGATACTATCCCCTACCGTCTTTCCTTCCGGTAATGATTCAAGCCGGGTAAATTCAAACGGAATGGTTACCGGCTGACAAGAAACGGATTCACTTTCTAACTGGAGTACTTGTTTTACACTCATATTTTCGATTAAAATATAAAAGCCCCGGATAGTTCCGAGGCTTTCGATAACCTAAACAACAGTCCTTAATTATTCTGCTGCTTGTACGGCTTCTGTTTCTGCGCTTGTCTTCTCTCCGGAATACAAACCGTTTGCCATAAACTTGACAAGGATTTTATCGCCTTCATTTTCCGGCTGGATCATATAACTGTCACCAATAGCCCCCTCAATATCTTGGGCTTCTCCCTGGCCATCCACTTTACGTTGCCATTGGAAATCACCAGTCGCTTCCGCTGGTGTCAAGGTGGCCATAAGCGTTTCACCAACTTTGGGTGTACCGGTGATTGCAACTGCCGTTACCGGAGTAAGGGTTACATTCATCACCGCCCGACCGAACGAAGATCGTTGCTGCCCTGCAGAGGTAATTGCTGCCAAACGGGTACATT